CCAAAGGTCGTGGTAGGGACACTGAACTTGTTCATATGTCTAAGAATGAGATTAAAGGTTTACAAGCTTTGGCTTTGGCTAACGGCGGCTCCCTTACTATTAACCCCGATACTGGTCTTGTAGAGGCTGGGTTTCTAGAACAAGTCCTTCCAGTAGTTGTTGGGGCAGGTTTAATGTATTTTTCTGGTGGCGCTCTTTCTCCCCTTGCAGCTGGAATGATTACTGGTGCTGGTTATGGCGTGGCTACAGGTAGCGTAGAAAAGGGTCTTATGGCTGGTTTAGGCGCCTATGGTGGTGCTGGGTTAACTACTAGTTTAGCTGGGGTGGGTGGACAAGCTGCTGCTCAAGCAGGGCAACAAGCTGCTACTGAAGGATTTAAAACCGTTGCTAATGAAGCCGTTACACAAGGATCACAACAAGTAGCGCAAGAAGCTGCTAAAACCGCAGCTGCAGAGGGTTTAACCCTCCCATCTAACTATGCGGATCTGTACGCTAAAACAGGTGGAGCACAACAGCTTACCCAAGAAGCAGCCCAAGGGTTTTTGGGAAACACCAATAATTTTCCAGGACTAACTTCAGAAGCTGTACAAGGCTATCAATCTGCTTTAAATGCTCCTGGGGCTAGTCCTCAAGATGTTATTGGTGCTGCGGGTAGGGCGCAAGGTGCTGCTGGTGCTACTACAGGAAGTAATATAGCTACAGGACTTAAAGAAGTTGGCACGAGTGTACCCGCTGCTGGAAGCTTCTTAGGTAGTAACGTAGGTGCTATAGGTAGCGCTGCAATACCTCTTTTAGTAGGAGATCAACAACAACGAGGTGCAGGTCCTGCAGGGTATCAAGAAGATGAATACGATAGAAGACTTAAAGGTTACAAACTAAGTCCAAACTACCAAGCCTACGAGGCTCCAAGACCTAATCCGTATTACCAAGCTCAATATGCAGCTCAGGGTGGTGTTATGGAGTTAGCTGCTGGAGGTTCTTTTGACGATGAATCTGGTATGGACGAAGCTAGAGGCTTAATGCAAGGTAATATGCAAAACGGTTTACTTAATACGAGGTATGCGGCTGGTGGCGTTGCTCGATATAGAAGTAAAGGTCAAGTTAATGTGTTACAAGATTACTTGGATAGACAAGGGCAGCAACGAATAGAACATTTACCAGAAAGTGTTGGGGTTCCACGCACAGGTATATTTAGAGATACTGACGTAGATACAGCTAGAAAAGATGCCTTTACTGCCTCTATGGTCCGTTTAGGCAAAGCAGGTAAGGGTGCTGGTATTAAGCCAGTTGCTCTTCCTAAAACCTCAATTAAAGGTCTAGGCGATATTAAAGGCGCTACTCCTGAGATAGAAGAAGCCGCTGCTGGTGGCACTATGCGTTATAACCTAGGAGGATACTCTGATGGCGGAAGAATGCTTAAAGGACCTGGTGATGGTATGTCTGATTCTATTCCTGCTACTATTGCTGGAAAGCAACCAGCACGGTTGGCTGATGGAGAGTTTGTTGTACCAGCGGATGTTGTTTCGCATTTAGGTAATGGCTCTACGGATGCTGGTGCTAAGAAGTTATATAGCATGATGAACAAGATTCGCAAAGCTAGAACGGGTAAAAAGAAACAAGCTCCCGCAGTTAAAGCTAGTAGATACATGCCTGCATAAATGTTAAAGGGTGCTCAGTCAAATGAAGCTAAGGCGATTGCCCAACACTATTTATATGAGCATGCTGGAGTTCAACCTTGTGCAGATTTTCAAGCGTTGTTTTGGGTAGATGAAAACAATCAGATTGAGTGGGTTATTGGGTATACGGCATTTATAGGAAAGACTTGCCAAATGCACATGGTTAATTTAAAAGGTGGTTATACACCTAAGGGTTTATTGTTTGGTGCGTTTGATTATCCTTTTAACTTTTTGGGTTTAGAAAAAACTTTTGGAATTGTAAATAGTCAAAATACAAAGGCTATGGAGTATGACAAGAAACTGGGATTTAAAGAAGCCATTCGTTTCCCAGGAATGCATTGTGATGGCGGGGATTTAGTAGTTTTTGAAATGAATAAAGCTGACTGTCGCTGGATTAGGGAGCGGGTAAAACATGAAACAGAATTGGTCTCGTAGAGAGTTAGAAGCCTTCGGTGAAACCCTAGGCGATAGCGTCACTCAGCGCAAGCTTGGTGGTGGGTACATTTGTGGTGGCGGTGGCAAAGGCGGTGGTGGTGGTGGTGGCACTCCTCCACCCCAACAGAGTACTGCGTATCAAACTAATATTCCTGAGTATGCAAAACCATATGTTACTAACATGTTGGAAGCAACTCAGAAGCAGTTGTTTGAAGGCGCTCCAACTGCAGAAGGTGGTTTTAATATTACTGGATTTAAACCATATCGACCCTATAGCACGGATGTAAGTAATTATTTTGCGCCGTTCAGTCCGATGCAACGGCAAGCTCAACAAGCTACTGCTGCGTTACAAACACCTGGTGAATATCAACAAGCTATTGGACTAACTGGTTTAGGCGCTATGGGTTCTATGGGGTTAGCAGGTCAAGGAGCAGCAGCCGCTCAACAAGGTTTTGGTGCAGGTCAACAATACGCACAAAATGTAACAAGTCCTGGAACCATGCAAGCATACATGTCGCCATATCAACAAAGCGTTACTGATGTTGCCAAAGCAGCTGCTGTACGTGAAGCGCAGATGGCACAAAATGCTCAAAATTTAGGAGCGTCTCGGCAAGGTACTTATGGCGGTGCACGTCAGGCTTTGATGCAAGGTGAGCGTGAGCGTAATTTACTTTCTAACTTATCTAATATCCAAGCTCAAGGCTCTCAGTCTGCTTACGATAGAGCGCTACAGTCTCAACAGTTTGGTGCTAATTTAGGACTTCAAGGATTACAAGCTGGTTACGGAGGTCTTGGTGTTGGTTTACAAGGTTTAGGTCAAACTATGCAGGGTGCTGGGCAAATAGGTCAATTAGGCGGTGCTCAATTACAAGCACAACAAGGCATTATTGGTTTGCAAAATCAAATGGGTGCGCAACAACAAGCACTTGAGCAAGCTAAGATTAATCAAGCTACCCAAGACTATGCAACACAACAACAGTACCCGCTCCTGCAATTAGGCATGATGTCCAATATGTTGCGTGGTTTACCAATGCAAGCAACTACTACACAAACGTATCAAGCAGCACCCGCTCCCATTACGCAAGGTCTTGGTCTTTTAGCTGGTGCGGCTGGCGCTAAGCAAGCTGGTTTGTTTGCAGAGGGGGGAACTATCAAAGATTTAGCTTCTGGTGGCGTTGCAGGCTACGCTAATAGAGGAATGGTTCAGGCTAATCCTGATAGCGGAGTAGTTCGTGGTATCCGTCAAAAATTAATGATGATGAACGCTGACGAGTTAAATCGTGTTGCGCAAAGCAGTCCTAGCGAAGAAATTCGTGCTATGGCAATACAGATATTACAAGAGCAAAAGATTAGAGAGCAGGCTGAAACACAAGCTCAACAGTCCATAGCTCAAGATCAACGTGGTTTACCTACCCCTGTTACTGAGCGAGCTGGATTACCTGCCGCACCTGCTGGGTCTATGGATATGCTAAATGCCGCTAGTGGCGGTATTGTGGCTTTTGCTAATGAGGGTGAAGTTGAGTTGGACTTAGAAAAAGAATTTGCTGCTCGTCAAAAAGCTGCTGAGTTTGTTAAAAGACAACGTGAAGCTGCTGGTATTGGCGCCCCTAAAGCTGGGCTTGCTGACTACTACGCTAAAGAACAGGCTGCCTTGGGAGATGCGGAAAAACAAGCTAGAGGATATGACTTGTTAAACTTTGGTGTTAACTTAGCTGCTCAAGCAGGCCCTTTAGGGCAAGCAGGTGCTAGAGCAGGTCAAGCAACATTGCCTGGAATAATAGCCCGCCAAGAAGGACTTAGAGAGCGTCGTGGTGGTGTTGCTAAAGGTATGGCTGAAATTGCTGAAGGTGAGCGTCTAGTAAAAGTAGGTGATATTGCCGCTGGTAACGCATTGATTGATAAAGGGCTTGATCGTACTAGCAGAGAAAAAGTTGCTGGTATGAAGTCCCCCGGTGAACTAATGGGTTATGCAAATAATTATTTAGCAAGGAAAAGAGCTGAAGGAGATAAAAGACCTGATGCTGTTCTATTAAATGAAGGAATGGATGAGCTTTTAGGTCGTCGTGGTGCCGCTGCTAAACGTGCGGATACTGCGGCTGAAGTTGCAGGAACTAATCTGTATGATAAAGCTCGTGATAACGTAGACAATTCTTTATCTAAAAACTATAACTCGCCAGATAATAAAGAGCTTCGTAGACTGCAAAAAGAAGACAAAAAGAACGGTACTAATAATGCAAATACTTATTTACAAGAGTTGTATCGTAAAGAAGAGCGACGAATGAAAGGTGGGCAACAAGCGCAGTCATCCCCTGCGCCTAGTGGCGGTAAAGGTAAAGCAAACCCTGCTCAATTTGATGCTGATAACTCGTAATGGCATATGACGTTGAAGGTGCAAGGAAAGCAGGTCTTAGCGACGCTGAGATTAATAACTACCTTGCCAACAAATACAAATATAACTTAGCAGGAGCTAGGGAAGCGGGTCTTGCTGATACTGAAATATTGACTTATCTACTTACAAAAAGTAAACCTGTAGTTAAAGCTCCAGTAGCGCCAACAACAGAAGTTGCGCCTATAAGTAGTCCTGAAGAAATAACTTCGCAAGCTGAAACTTCTAGAGGTGCTTTTGCAGCACAACCAGGTGCAGGTTTAACTGAACAGCAAAAACGTCAGTTAGCAGAAGCAACTGCAAAGTACGAAAAAGAAGTGCCTTTTTTACAAAGACAGACTGATCCAATAAAAGCAGGGGTTAAAGGCTTATCAACTGTTGTTCCAAACTTAGAAATTACTAGTCTTCAAAAAGAAATTAATGCAATACAAGAAGGCAAAGTTGGTCCACGGGATCCAGTAACTGGAGAAATGACGCCTCTTCAACCAGAAGAAGCTGAAGCCGCAATTAAATCATTGCAGGCACGGCAAGCAGAAGCACAAAAGAAAGTAATGGGTGTTCAAGCAGAAGTTAGTCAAATTAGAAAAAGACCAGCCGTTGAATTACTAAATGATGTAACAACTGCACGACAAGCATTCCAAGCATTTCAAGCCGATCCTCTTGGTATTATGGCTAGTGTATCTTTAGAAAGTTTGCCACAAGTTGCCCCTGCTCTTGTACTAGGTGCTGTAACACGTAATCCTACTGTTGGTGCATTGGCTATGGGTAGCACTAGCTTTGCTAGTGAATTGTCTTCTGGAGTTATGGAGTATTTTCAAGATAACGGAGTTGATACTAGAGACCCCGTAGCAGTAAATAAAGCTCTTAATGACCCTGTGTTATTTGCTAAAGCGTACGGGCATGCATTAACCCGCGGTTCTATTATTGCAGTAGCAGATACGGCAGCTGCTGGGTTAGCTAGTAAGATGTTAGTGCCTAAACAATTAATAAAAAATCAATTAGCAAAAGAAGCGGTTAATATTGGTGTAGCTCAACCTACTGCACAAATAATAAGCGGTGGTGGCGGAGAAATACTTGCTCAGCTTGCTACTGAAGGTGAGGTTAAAAAACCTGGTCGAGCAGTTTTAGAAGCTGCTGGTGAAGGTCCAACTAGTTTATTAGAGACAGCAGCATTTGGCGGGCAACAAGCCTACGAACGTCTACCCTCTACGATTGCTAAAAAAGAAGCAGAAGCTAAAGCTGTTGAAGATCAAAAGAAAATCCTTGATAAACTCAATGCCCCCGGTGCTATAGAAAATTTAGGTCAGCAGTTTAATGAGACTGTTGAGAAACTAAAGGGTGCAATCAACCCAGATACAAAAAAACCATATACTGAACAAGAAGCCTACGCCGTTGCAGGCGATGCTATTTTGCAAGGAGGGCTATTAGATGGAACTGAATCAACTATCGGTGGAACAGATCAATCAGGCGTTTCTGTGCCTAGCAAACCAATCGAAACCGACACCGGAGCTATTGACACTACCGGAGGAGACCTGGCAACAGCTGGCACGACTACTACTGCTGTTGGAGGCGGAGAAGGAACTGAACTCAGTGCATTAGCTGCCGAACTACAAGCTAAGTACCCCCAGTTAACAAATGAACAAGCATTAGCAAATGCTAAAGAAAGCCTACGTCAAAAACAAATTGCCGCTCAGCAACAAGCTGCTGGTGTTGGTACACCTACTCCCCCAGCAATTACCGTACCTCAAAATTTAGTTGATTTATACGCTAAATCAATTGCAGCAGATGAAGCAACTAGCATATATCCTAGCCCAGCTAACAAACGAAATGCCACAATGGCGTCTAGACGTTTAATAGAAGCCAAAGCAGCTCAACTAGGACTTACTAAAAAAGATTATTTAAAGGAAACAGCAACAGGGGAAACCCGTGCTTTAGATGACGCCATAATTGATGCGTATGACAAACAACAACCACCCTCTTCGGATACTATTGATACTACAGATACTACAGAAGATGGAAAACCCCCAGTTAAAATAGGTAAATCTCGTGGTAGACCAATTGTTACAAAAACTCCAGAGCAACAAGCTGCTGATGCTGCGTATAAAAAACAACGCCAAGATATTGGTCGTAACGCTAGTAATGATATTAATAGGGCAGAAAAAGTTTTAACCCAAGAAGTAAATACAGAGCAAATTATTAATAATGCTGCTAACGAACAAGACGCAATATCTCAGTTATCCCAATTAAAACTGCAGCGCATAGGCGCACTTGAGACGGCATATCGTTTATCTGTTGATCCTGACCAAAAGAATAAGACTGCGGGTAAAAGAGCTAGTACGTTATTAAAAACAGCTGACCCCAAAGAACTTGAAACTGCTAAACAAATATACGAGTCTAAGAAAAAAATAGGCGCACCTAGCCGTGCCGAAATTAGTGAATCCACTAACGGACAGGATAACACCGTCTTTGAAAAATTCAACAACGCTAGAGGAGCAGTAGCTTGGATTGCTAATAATGGCAACCCTTTTGAAAAACTACTAGCTAGACGGTTACTTCCTTTTCTTAACGGAGTTAAGTTTGTTGTAGTAGATAGTGCAGACGATATGCCTACTGCATTCCTACGAGACAAGATGATGGGGGCAGCAGGTTTATATGTACCTGACAGAAAGACTATTTATGTAATGCGTAGCGGCGGTATTAACAATACTGTTGTATTACACGAAGCTTTACACGCTGCAACCGTTAAGCAAATTGATACCTATTTAGAACTAAAAGAAGCGGGTAAACCTATTCCTAATTTCTTACGAGTTCCTGTTCGTGAACTTATGGAGACCATGGATGCAGCTAAGCAAAACTATGACCTTCTTAAAGAACAAGCACTTTTGTCCGATAACCTGGGGTTATTAACTCAAGATATGTTGGACATCCCCGAAGATGCTTTTACTGATATTAAAGAATTTGTAGCATACGGTTTGTCGTTACCTGCTATGCAAGAGTTTTTACTTCTTTCTCCTGGCGAATATGCGGGTGTGCCCCCAGGCTTTATTAACAAACTATTTAATCGGTTTGTACAAGGGATACGTAAGTTGTTTAATATGGATGAGACACATAGTTCTGCTCTCCAAGATTTAATTATTGTTACAAATAAATTGCTTGCTGCTCCGATGTACAAGTTAGAGACTGAACCGCTTAGTGGCAGGGTCTATGCAGCCAAGGCTAAAAAACAACCTGCACCACCTAAAGCACCTAAGCCACCTAAACAGTTAAAGTTAGTAGAAAGCCTGCTTAGAAAAATTCGGCTATCCAATAGAAACTCTACGTTAAATGGTTCAATTGGCGAATTAATCATGCAAGTTAGAAATGCCAATGACGCTATTCGTTTGATGAAAGCTATTTACGGCGCCATAAACGTTACTAAATTAAAACTTGTGTTACGAGCTTTTACAACAGAAGATATTACTCGTATAGCTGGAGATAAGATTAGTAACCTAAAAGTTATTAATAACGCTGTAGATGATATGGCAGGCATGCGGGTGCAAATGATCCGTGAGCTTTCTGAAAAAACTCCTGCTTGGATTAACTTTAATGAAAAATACGAAGAGGGTGGCAAGATACTTGCTGACTTAATTAATGCCTCTACTTTATTAGAAGTAGACCCTACTAAACACCCTGATGCAGCAACCGCTATAAAGAACGATCCTAAGCTACAGCGCATTGAGAATGACATACTTAACCCATCTACAGACCCTAAAACTTTGCCTAACCTTAAAAAGCAAAGAACTGAACGCACTGCAGCAATTAAGTTAGTGTATGAAGGTGGTGCTTTTAACAACCCTGTTACTGGTGAGAAATACACCATGGGTGGCTGGGAAAAACTAGGTAAGTTTGGTAAAGGTGAAGGACACGCTATTTATAAGATGGCTAAGGATAGCTATAAAAAAACCTTTGACATGCATGAGCAGCTGCTAAAAGATAAGATTGAAGCTTCTAATGTACCTGGAGATGTTAACGATGCGTCTACTCCAAAAGGCAAATTAATTGCTGCTATTACTAAAACGTTTCAAGAAGCTAAGTTACTAGAGGTCTACTTCCCATTGATGCGTTACGGTAATTTCTGGTTTAGCGTAGGCAAGGGCAAAAGCGGCGAGTTCTATATGTTTGAAGGGGAAGTTGCTCGTAACAATGCTATTGAAACCCGTGTTGCTGAGCTTAATAAAGCTGGAGACAAGCGCACCAAAGATCAGATGATTGCTGACGGCGATATAGATATTGGAAATGACATTCGCAAACTAAGGGAAAAGCATATTGAATCTAGCGATATGCTTAAAGAAATATTTGCAATGTTAGACCAAAACAAAATGTCAGATATTGATGCTGTTAAAGACAATATCTATCAGATGTACTTAATGACCCTACCAGATAAGGACATCCGTCGTAAGTTTGTACACCGTCAAGGTAAAACTGGTTTTAGTGCCGATGTAATCCGCAACTTTATTGTCAGCCAGCACACCGCTGCTAATCAGTTAGCTCGACTAAAATATTCAGATAAAATCCGCAACGGTATAGCTGCTGCATATGCAGAGATACAACAGAATCCAGACAAGCTAAAGCTAGCTACTATTATTAGAGAAGTTAGTAATCGAGCTATTAACGAGATTACTCCTACAGTCCCTGAAGAAGGGCTTGATTGGGATCAAGTTGCCTCACTTGGTAACAAATTTGTGTTCTATTGGCTTTTGACTTCTCCTAAATCTGCGCTTGTGCAGATGACGCAGTTACCGATTGTCGGTCTACCTACCCTTGGGGCTGAGTTTGGCATTGGCAAGGCTACCGCAACTGCTGCTAGGTATGGTGCTTTGTGGAGCAAATTAGGTACAACTAAAAAAGACGAGAACGGTGATGTAATAACCTCATGGGGTCAGCCGTCTATCAATGACTCTAAATACGTAAACGAGCATCCAAACCCAGCGTACAGAAAAGTATTAAAAGACGCTTGGAACTTTGCTAATGACAAAGACATATTTATGTCTACCTATGCAGGGGATATGACAGCAATGTCTGCAGTGCCTAGCGCTCGTTATAAAAATGTAGTCAGTAGAGGGATTAGATTTACGTTTGATTTAATGGGTGGCGCATTTCACCACGCTGAGCGTATCTCCCGTGAGATTATGTACATGTCTGCATTTGAGCTAGCCTACGCAGATGCAAAGCAAAAGGGTATGGACGGCAATGCCGCATTTGATGCGGCTACTGAAAAAGCTCTAAAGCTAACGTACGATGCGTTGTTTAACTACACTCAGTACAACAAACCGCCCCCAATGAAGACTGCAGGCGGACGCCTTGCATTTCAGTTTTTGACTTACCCACTGCAGATGACATCGTATTTAGTACGTAACTTCTACGGTATGCTGCCATTTCTAAACAAGGAAGAAAAGAAAGAAGCAGCTATTAAATTCTTTGGCACTCTGGGCATGACTGGCTTATTTGCTGGTGTTACAGGCTTCCCCTTGTACAGCTTCATTATGGGTATGACAGACGGTATTCGTGAATTGATGCGAGATGAAGAAGACGAAGACTACGATGAAGATGACGAGGGCAACCCTCTTGGTAGACGCAGCACAGACTTGTGGTTTAGAAATTGGTTTATTCCTAACTATTTTGGTCCTGATAGCAGCTTAGCTAACTTTTTTAATTTAACTGAAGAGCAAGCTCAAACATTAGCTCGTGGGGTTGAAATGGGCCCAATATCTGCTTACACCGACTTAAACGTAGGCACTTCTACTTCGTTGGATGGCTTGTGGTTTAGAAGCGATGCTCCTGCAGAAACTTCTCGTGAAGCTTTCCAAAACTTTGTGTTTAGCTTTACTGGTCCTATTGGTAGCGTAGGTGCAAACTTTGCTGGTGCTTTTGATGACTTTAATAAAGGGCAGCTTAATAGAGGGTTTGAAAAACTTTCTCCAGCATGGCTTAAAGGTGGGTTATCTGCAATGAGGCTAAAGAGCGAAGGTGCAACTACTACTAAGGGTGATGAAATTATGAACCCTGAGTTTTATACAACAGGTAAATTGCTTGCACAGACTTTAGGGTTTGGTAGCACTGAAGTAGCTCAAGTACAAAAAGCTAACTTTATGGCTAAACAAATAGTGACAAAAATAAATAGAGAAAAAGAAAACATATTAAATCGTTTAGATGTTGCAGTGCGTAAAGATGACGACGACAAGATTGACGAGATATTGGAAGAAATAGATAAGTTTAATACTAAGAATGCAATGCTAGCAATCAACGGCGAAACGGTTAGTAAGTCGTTGCAATCTCGTGCCGAACGTCGTGGTAAAGCATATCAAGGCTTGTCCGTGTCAGATAAAGAAGCTCCGTTTGTCTACCCATTAGTAGAAGGCACTCGTTCTCCGCAGTACAAATAAAAAACCCCCGCACTAGGCGGGGGCAAAGAGTTTGGAAGGAGCTAACTTCCGAGGAGAAACAGACGAGCTGTTCTGTGCTCGAGTATAGTTAAATTCTCCAGATACGTAAACCTTTTACTCCTTCATGGATAACCAGCTTAAACACAACCTCTAATTTTAACCTTTTTGTAACACGTGTAATATCTTTTTTGGCAGCATCAGGATTAAGGCAAGGTATAAAGATTGAGTACCCTACTTTAAAATTTCTCCAATTAACGTTGTAACTAATCTTCTCTACTAGCATTTTCAATAATCGGTGCTACAACCGCATCCATATCAATAAAGTCAGGTACAGAGCAATCAAAGAACAGTGCATGAATCCCAGGAGATGTAACACGCATGCCTTTAGACATCTGTTTGGTATCGGCTTTTACATAAACACCACGGGCTTTTAGCTCGTTCAATGTTTCTTTGTATGGAGCTTGTGACTCTACACAATCTTTTTTAAAGTCTTTAGCTACGATATACATCATCTTGGTATCAGGTTCATAACGTATCCTTAGTTCGCCTCGTGGCTCCTGTACAGGTGCCGAGTGCATATTGGTACGCTTGTCTACCTCGTTGTTTACAACCAACATGTTTTGTATGTTACGGTTTATATAGTCACCAATAATAGAAGCAGCGTTATTAGCTGGAGGTGCAATATCTTGACGTACTGTGGTTAACATCTGCATAGCCCATGTATATATAGCTTTCATATCGTAGTCGTGCAACCCGAGCATCCGAGCAACCAAACCGCCTGTTATGTTACAAGCAATAAGCGCAGACCAGAAACGCTCCTTGCTGGTTAAACGCATCTCTTTATCAATCTTAGCTTGAATTGCCAATAAGTTACTAACTGTATCCTCTAGATTACCCAATAAGTAAGTGCAGTAAATGTCCCCAGCATGCCCGTAGTTTTCTTTTAGTTGATGGTCAAACATCGCCTTGGCTATGTGCACAGGGATAATATTGCTTGGATGTATTTGATACTCTAATAGGCGCATGCTCTCACCATCCGGACTGTTCTTGTGCACCCCTAGCTTCTCGTAGAAACTAGCATTTGAACTTGCCAAAGATATGGTCTGCCAAGTGGTATTGTTAATACGCATCTCGTTTTTATCCGACCTAGACCTGTTGGCACCACGACCTTGAGACATGCTATAAGCCAGCGTAGAGAACTCGGCAGGGCTAATGTTGGTAATCTCGTCAATCGTAAAGGGCAGATTATTCATAATCCCTAAGTGCAACATCTTAGCGGCTAAGGTGTCTTTCCAAATAGCTGCTAGTCTATCGGGGTGTCCGTAGACGCTATTGCACATATATAACGCAGTAGATTTACCCGTGCCTGACTCTTTATGAATAAGATTTATGATTGCTCCGCTATGACCAGTAAACTTAAGGAGTGGCGCGCCAAATGCAGTAAGCGCAGCAAATGCATGGGGTTCTAATCCTGGAGCACCATACAAGTTAAATACTTCTTTCCATTTCTCTAGTGTGCCTTTGGGATGCATAACGTCCGCAAACGATCTAGTATTTGCAGAGGGTGGGCTATGAAATGTACCGTCTTTGCTAATCTCTCTATCGCCAATAATAAATTTGCTGTTTTTATCTGCCCAGCCAAATTGTGTCCTCATAAGTTCTGCCTTTCCTTTGTACTGCAATTCTTTAATAAATGACATTAAGAATGCCATTAGTTGATCCATTTGCTTTGGCATCCCTGCGACACCTTTTGTTGACAACGCTTCACGTAATCTTTCTTTTACTGCCACGGTAGACAGCGGAATCGTAAACTCCCGTACGTCATCTTTAGGTAAATGCAACCGCATTAATACAAGCTCGCCAACCGCAGGGTCAGGATCATGCATTCGCTTTACGATATATAAGTCGTGCTCATACACGCAGATTGGTTCTGATTCCTCTTCGTCTTTGATTGTTATATAGATGCCACCGTTCTTCCCACGAAAATACGGAAATGGGTAAGAGGGTACCTTATACGTTACAGCATCATCTAATGCCTGCGTCTCGTGCACTTCGGTTTCTTCTGCCTTTACTATTTCTCTACCTAGGGCAATAGGTGAACCAATGCGCCCCTTCCATTGGCAACCATCACAACCGCCCGGGTTATTTTTTTCAAACGTACTGCAACGTTGAGCAAACGCTGTGTGGCTAGCTTTGTCCTCTGTATCTTCGGGAGAGTAACTAGGATGCTTTTCTGAAATTTTATGAATTGCAGTCTCTCTATCTACGCAACGATGAGCAATAGACAGTGCGTTAAACCACATGGGTTCGGATACAGACTCTTGATTTTGATACTGGTACAACAACTGTGCACAACCTTCATTGTTGGCACTGCGAATCATAATCTTGCTAAACCTAGATACGGTGTTAGCAGCCATAGCTTTTTGTAATTCACTTAGTTCTCTAGGAACCGTTGGCTTCTTAGGCGCTTCTTTTACACCAAGTAAATTCTTAAATGCTTCGTACTCAACATCTGGTGCATCACAAATTATTTCTACTGGCTTAGGTGGATTATCTTTAAAGTTCAATGTGCCAGGGACTCTAAGCACCCTAGCTATCTCAAATACACTTGCATCGACATAAAGGTTATGCAATACACATAGTTCATTCAAACGATTAGCAACTGGCTCCCACTCTTCCCTACTAACAGGGTTAACAAGAGGCCAATACGCATGGATGCCTCGACCTGAGTTAACAAGTAAAGGCTTTGGTAATCCAATTAATTTGCAGAAGTCTTTTAGTGCTTGTAGACCTGTTGCTTGGTCTATATAGCCATCAGGACGATTTGTCTTTGGGTTTAATTCTGCTTTTGCTTCACCACAATCTAAGTCAAGCCAAAATGCTTTGAGGTCTTTTACGTTCTCTTTTTTACGATTTAGGTTTGTCTCAAACTTAGCAACACCAAAATACACATCCCTACCTTTGGACAGAAAGTCTTCTACGTAGGTATCAAATTCTTCTCGTGTTTGAACAAGCTCTTGTATAGCAGACTTACCCTTTAAGCCAAGCACAGTAAGCCACCCATTGGGGCTTTGCACTCTGTTTAATAGGTCAATGTTTGCCATTCTCGTCTCGTTGTTAGGGGGAAAAAAGGGGGGACTACTCCCCCCTCACCTTCCGGTGATGCTCTTTATTACTTAAGTTTTGATTCTTTAATGTGCTTAGTTAAACTATTCAGTAACTTAGTTACGTTTTTGGCATAGCGTTTATCGGGTTCGTACGAACCCACAAACCAGTTGTATATCGTTTGCCTGCTAACCCCAATAGTGGTTGCTACATCTGCAACTGATATACCTAGTTTTATAGCCGCTTTACCAAGAGCAACACCAAGCCTACTGCTATCAGCCTGTTTATTAAGCTGAATAGTCTTGGCACTATAGCCGTAACTCATTATTAGTTATCCGACCAAGCGCTAACAACATCTGCTAATTTTGCTTTTGGTGCGGCAGGAGGCACCTCAGTTTTCTTAGCTCGTTTAACAACAGGCTCATCGGGCTCAGCTTCAGATTCAAAAGCTGGTTTAGCTGCTACTGGTGGTAGCTTTACAACGCCATCTTGCTGAGCAACAGTTAACTGAATAACTCTCTTGGACTCTTGAGTAGCTTGTGCTGTTTCTACAACATCAATCTCTTCATCGGTCAAATGACGCACTGGGGTAAACTTCAGCACATCAGCCGTCTCGTTCTCATCAAATGCAATCTGAGTAATGATGCGATCAATGCTCTCGCCGTTAGCTGGCAAGAACTTAATATAGCTCTCAAACGGATGCGTATTACCAACACCCTTACCAAACAAAGATTTGGCTGGAATATTAAATTGATAAATATCTCCACTCATATCATTCTCAAGCAACACAGCGACACGACGATTAAAGCGACATGCACGACCTTTGCCATTTGTGCCTGAACCATCAATATTCTGTGAGCAAGTAGCACAGCTTGCGGACTGTGGGTTTGCAGCTTTAGCATCAGGTACATCGCCTTGGTTAGACCAGCAGTCAGGTAGAGTTGGAGCAGCATCAGGATCAAACGCAGTAGCGTAGAACTGACGAGATACCTTTGGCAATGCGTTAATAACGATTACATTTAAGAAACCATCTTTAACCTTGCCTGCTTCTTTGCCATTTACAATACGGCGAAACACGCCTTTGGACATGGTGATACGACGGCTACTAGAACCGCCACCGCTATCCGCTAGGGCTTTAGATAATTCGCTAACCTCACGATTAGTTGCTACTGTGTTTTGCTGCTGAAAAATAGAAATATTACTCATGTTTTGCTCCTTCTAACGACCACGGTGTATTTACTGTCTGCTTGTAAACCAGCAGGTAACAGGTTTGGATTCTCTTCAAGAAACTGCTTGAGGTTAGTTTGATGTATCCTCTTCTCGAGCAGGGGGTAGGCATCATGTTCTTGTATGAACTGATACATAGAATCCCAATCCGTCGTCCAGTACCGTGTATCCACTTTACGAATGATTGTCCCTGCTGGTGTTTTAATGCTATCGGCATTGTTTTCACGACATACGTCTAGCATTTTTTCTGCGAGCAAATCCTGTTGAGCTTTTAACTCTTCGTCTTGTTGCTCGTACAACTCTTTAATCTCAGCTCGCTTGTCACGGATTTTTATATAAATCTCTGCAAGTTTGTCTGTTTGTACATCTTCCATTTTTAGCTCCTTCTAACTACGAACCACTAGTATACCAATGACTTTGACAATGTCAAGCTATTTCTTCAATTTCTTGTCTATATAAGTCAATTATTTTTGTGTGGCTGTCTATGTTATTTTGTAACATTCTGTATAACCTAGCTTCTACTTCACTTCCTTTGATATGCACAATAGTCATAGGGTTCTTTTGTCCTGGACGGTTAATACGTGCATTAGCTTGCAAGTATGTTTCTACGCTGGTTACAGGAGCATACCAAATGATTACATTAGCAGCAGTTAGTGTTAACCCGTGAGATGCTGCTTGAGGTTGAATAATCAGAACACGAATGTTTTCTGTTGTTTGAAAGTCGTTAATTATGTCGTGCCTTCTGTTTACAGGAACTTGCCCGTTAATAATTGCACAAGGTATGTTAGCTGCTGTTAAATATTTGTTTAGTAGTTCTATAGTATGTGTAAATGGAACAAACACCAGGACCTTATGTGACGCTTCGTTAATAACTTCTTCTATAACTTTCAAGCGGTTAGAAACATCAAACTCTATGACTTCTTTAGTATCCGTATAGACCGCACCGCCAGAGATCTGCAGTAATTTATTAATATTAACAGCTGCATTTACTGAGCTAACTTGCTCACCACCCGCATGAATAAGCATTTGTTTCTTAAGCAATTTGTAATACTTAATTTGCTGGGCAGTAAGGGGTGCATCCCGTTCTACAAAGGTTACATCAGGTAAGTCTAAGCATTGATCTTTCTCAAAACGAATAGCGGGTTGTAGCACTTTATGCACAATATCTTGGGCTTGAGGTTTTGGTATCCAACGATACGTGCCTATTTTATACATAACTTGGTCACGAAACTGACCATAAAACTTAGGGATATTATCGGGGTTAATAAGCTTGGCTAGGCCAAATGCGTCTACAGGGGATTGTGCTGCTGGAGTACCAGTAAGCATCCACATACCTTTGACTTGACTAGCTATATCTCTAAGGGTCTTCCAGCGAGTTGTCTGTGCATTTTTATAAGCACTTGCTTCGTCTACTACAATTAAATCAAACCCACCATGTAGTATTTCTTGTTTAACAATATCAACACCATCGTAGTTAATAATGACAAACTCAGCGCCAGCAGCTAATACTTTCTTACGTTGTTTAGGATCGCCATAGGCAATGTCGCATGTGCGATGAATTGCAAACTTAAACAAGTCTTGTTGCCATGCAGATTTCATAATAGACAAAGGGCAGATTACCAGCACACGACGTACGACACCTAAATTCATTAGGTAGTCGGTTGCCCATATTACGCTAGCTGTTTTACCTGTACCTTGCTCGTTAAAGCAAAAAGCCTTGCGGTTAAGCGTTAAAAACTCAGAAGTTTGCTTTTGATGCGCAAAAGGTTTGTGTTTACCAGGCCAGTTGTAGTCCGTTAGGATGCTATTTTTTGCTAACATTCCGTTTAACGGAGTGGTCTGAGTTCCTACTAAACGACCTATTGTTGCTAGCGGATTTAACCTTGAGATTGCTTTTAGCACTTGTGCCCCCTTTGCTGAGAGGCTTTGAGTGGTCGACGTCTTTTCCATCTCCTTTTGATACCTTTCCATCTTTCATTAGCTCCGCACGGGCTGTGTTACGTTTAGCCCTATTTTTTATTTGTTCGGGTTTACCCTGATACTGTTCGTATTCTTTTTTGTATGGTCTAGGTTTGTTTACGTATGGCATGGGGTTTCTCCTTGAGTCCTATCATTTTCTTCTTTCTCTGTAATTATGGCAAGTCTTGACAGGGCACCAACCGCATAACGGACCCGCTACTGCGTTCCAAACTCCTGTTTTTAGAGCTGTTTCTAGTCGTTCTAAATCAAACCGCACATGCTCAAAGTAAGCCATTTTGTGCATTGAACTGTGTTCTTTGTTTACAAACTCATTACTAACTATAAATATCAAAGCAGACTTAAGACTCTTAACCTCAGGGAAGTGAGTGAACACCGCCGCCGCTAATAAATCTAATTGTTTTAAGTCTGCATACTTAGCGTTCTTACTGCTCTTGTAGTCAACCAAATATCCTTCATCACCATTGATGATTAGTAAATCCGCAATGCCTCGATACCATGCATTTTTATCGTTGAATCCACAAGGATTAAGCCTGCCACCTTTGTTAGATACACCTAGTTCAATCTCAGTATGCTTCTCACCTGGAATGTTCTTAAGCGCATCTACCGTATCTTGAATAAACGCAAACTGAGGTGGGATGGGTGTGCCATCTTTAATGTAGTCCTCAGCAGCTTTGTGTAGCTCTTTGCCATATATTGTGGCTTCACTACCTTCGTCTTTAACATCCTTGACTACCTTTAAGTGATAATACTTTTTCGGGCATTGTTGGAATGTTTTAAGACTGCTGTATGACCATGCTGGCATATTATCTTCCGAACTTTGGCATGCAAGTTATATCGACGGGAACATCAGATAAGCTCCCATTAATCTTACGTCTAGACATAATGACTAACGGTCTAAGCCCACTTGTTTCGCATTCTTGAACCGCCATAATTACTTGACTGCGACTCATTTGTGTAACTTCTTTTTCTACTAGTAACGCAGTATCAGGTAGCTTAGAATTATCTACGTAAGGCGATGACGAGCATGCTCCTAGCAATCCTGTAATTAATAATATTTTTTTCATTTAATCCTCCTTTTTACTACTGTATTTACGTTTAGGTTTAATTGCTGCAAGTCCAAGCTCTTCTCCTTTATCTCTAGCTTCCATTAGGGCATCTGCCATACGATAAGATGCTTCAGCCATATCTTGTGGCGCACCTATATTTTTTGTAATTAACCCACACATGGCTAAACCTGCAAATATATCTCGTAACATTCCTTTATCTTCTTCAGTCATTTATACCCACCTCTTCAAAGTTATAAAACCATCCATCTTTAGCACTCCACTTGGCGTGATTCTCTACGCTATAGACCTCAGTTGGTATCTTGAAGTCAGGAGTCTTTAATACAGCAGGCACAAGTGATACGTCATACCACAAGCACCTGTTGTTTGGTTGGCAGGCAAACTGCCCGTTATCTAGCTTAATAAAGTTGTACGACTTATGCTCCTCAACTCCTTCGCTAAAGCTGGTATCTAGTCTGTTGAATTCAGGGCTGGCAAAGTCAATCGTAAACAGGTAGTTACCAAAGTGAAACTGTTTATCTTTGCCAAAAAACTTGACCTTCAAACCCCGCAGATTAGACTTCTCAATCACCGCCATGTCATACGATAAGCAGTCCCATATCTGTAAGTGATCTAAGGGTAACGGCTCGGCTACCTCTTTCCAAACATACGCATGGATTGGTAGTTTGTCGTACAGCGCCCCGTAGTTAGTTAGCATAGACTCGATACGAAATGCTTGACCCTTAATTGACTTGGCAGTCATCCACACACAGGGTTCTAATTCACCATGCCCTGACTCATGGTTATAGAGAAACTCTCTACGCACAAAGCATTTGACTGGTGGAATGTTAGCTACTAAGAATGTCATTTCTGAATCCTTTCCCATATTTCAGTTATCGGCATAGCCTTAATTTCCATCCACCCAATGTACACACAGGCAAACATGATGAACAAGAAAAAGCTAAACACTATTGCAAAGATCAACACCGCAAAAACAGCTACAAACAAAGCAAATATATTAAGTATTGTGACGATCATTTTTAAACTACCCTATTTTCTTTGTAATTATCAACGGCATAGTCTTTGATAATCTTGCCGTTTTCTTCATCGCCCACTAGCATTGGGTCTATCCATACTTTCTTACCTGACTTTTTCATAGTCCGCCAATGACCTCGTCTCCAATGTAGTCGGGGTGATGCGTGTGTGCCCTGTGGCAAAGAAGCTAAGTCTGGTGTTTTGCCATCAACCTTAATTAATCTAAACTCAAGTAATGGCTTCTTACCTTTGCGTACCCGCTTCGCATTTGTTATTGCTTCTTCTTTAGTAGGCTTAGACATATAAACATCGCCGCCTGAAAAAGTCATCATGTAAAGAACCCTAGCGGTTACGTACAAAATCATACGAGCAATACTGTGTGTAAACTTTGTACCCTGCTCATCGGGAGTCCATGCTTTTTTCTGCTCTTCAGTAAGGTGTATATCTACAGGCATTTGATTCCTGCCGTCTACTGCTATAACTTTGGGCACTATGTTAAATATAATGGACTCAGGCTTGCCTCTTTTGTTTGTAACAAACATAGCTCTGATGTATCCGTCTTGTTGAGATAAATAGATTGGTACTAAGGTATCTATTTTGTGATCTTCTCCAACCATGGCATGCATCGTAGAGACTACGCACGTAATAATAGTTATCTTTGGGAACGGTAATCTAATCTCATCTACAGAAGAAAAAGCTTCTCCAATTTCACCCACCTCAGTACGAAATGCAGGTTCAAATAAAATCTTGGGAAAGTTATAGATTGCATCGGATATGTCTTCTGATACTACTTTATCGCCGTAAAACTCTTTGCCTTTTTCAAAAGAAGTAGCTTGATCCGCTAAAGCCTCAAGCAGTCTGTGTTTTGTATTAATGTCTCCATAAGCATCAATGACTTTATCGTAATCACCAATTACTTTTAGTGCGCTTCTGTATTTTGGGTCGTCTAAAACTGCGTATACTTTTTCACCCAAAAGAAGTTTGGCTTCTTCATTTGGAAGAATTTTAGTTTCCCCAGTATCGTAGACTATCCTGACCGCATGGTCACTGTCCCGATACGCTGTAGCCCCTACTACTCTACTAGCACTCGCCATAACTTTTCCCCATTCCTGACTCGCAACTCAATGGTAGGTCTTGTGCCCACTTGGGTCGCATTTTCATACACATCTCCACATACTCTTGACCAACCTCCGCTTCTTGCTCAGGTATTACGCAAGCAATCGCATCATGCACAGTCATTACCACCTTATATTTCTTGGCTACTTGCAGCATCTGCTCACCAATGATGATTCGAGCTAACGCTTGGCAGACGTTCTCAATAACTTTCCCACCATATATTCTGTTAAGCACAACTGCTTTACCCTTTCTGGTGTCGTACACATACTCGTCCTTACCCTGCTCGTTCCGCATTTTACGTAGGTTGGGGTACTTTACATACAGTCCGTTTGGTAAGCGAATGCCTTTTCTACCTTCTACTTCAAGGACTCCTGCTTTACCTAATGGCGCAGTTTGGTTGTTAAGGATTGCATCTAATGCTTTTCCTGCTTGATTCCATAGTTGGGGTATCCAATCATAAGTTTCTCGGTAGACTTTAATAATACGAGTGGCTTCCTCTTCTTCGATCTCCACATTAAACGTCTTAAGCTGTGTTTTAAATTTCGTACTCCCCATGCCGTAGCCACACCCCAATATAGTCGTTTTGCCAACGAACCTTTCGTCCTTGCTAATTTCTTCAGTTACCTTGTTATAGATAGACGATGCCATGATTTGGTATACATCTTCACCCCTTTCAAATGCGTCTACTAAATCGTTTTGTTCAGCCAGCCACGCTAGCGTTCTTGCTTCTATTTGACTAGAGTCAGAGTCCACAACGACGTGCCCGGGAGGAGCCATAATTGCGTCTTTAAGAGTTGAGCCTCGTGGTAAGTTTTGCAGGTTAACCTTGTCATCACCGCCCCAACGACCAGTATGAGCTGCATAGTAGCGTAGTGGTATGGGGAATAAGCCTCGCTGCGAGATCTCTATAAAGCGCTCAGTCCTTGTTTCTTCAATGGTTGACTTCACCCCTAAACGCGCTGTTGCAAGAATTTGCACATTTTCGTTCTCATGCTCAAGCAACTCTTTAAACCCTTCGTCAGTCTTAGCAAATGCCCATGCCTCTTTGCCTGTCGTAGCGCTAATCTTAGTGGGTGGTTCTACACCTAAGTTTTCTAACAACGTAGCAAACTTGTCATTGCTCATTAAATCTTCTTTAGCGTAAAACTCTAAGCATTGTTGCTTTTTAACTTGAATATCACTTAGGTGGTCGTACAATATATTGCCGTCAAGCCATAGGCTAGGCTCGGAAAACATACGGATAGTCAGGTCAATAAGTCGTAGCTCACTAGGAGGAAAGCCTGCACTTAACTTCTCAAACAAACCCATGGTAAGCATTACGTCGTTTTTGCAATACTCGCCGTACTGTGCCAAATCCTGTGCATTAAAGTCAATCCGACGCTTGCCTTGTGCCTGTAGCACCTCTGTGCCTTTTACCCCTAGTTCGTAGTGTTCGGCTAGCTTGGCAAGGCTACCGCCAACCTCAGTCCCATGTATGGCTCTTGCCATAGATAAGGTATCAGCAATGCCCTTGGGTCTTATATCAAACTGCCAATTAAGAATAGCCATATCAAATATAGCGTTATGGGCTATCACTAAATGCTTGTCAAGTTCAAAGCTATCCAAGAACTCCTTTGTATCTGCTTTAGTACCACTAAACCAAATGGGAGCGCCCCCTTGTTCGCACACCGCTACCCCGATGGTTTCAAACTCAGGGCTACGGACGTACTCTTCCGTGGTAATTTTGCTAAGGGAAAAGGTTTGAGAGTAGTAAGTCTCAAAGTCCAAACAAAATATTTTCAATTTTTGCCTTTGGGGCTACCGCCTGTAACTCGCCGAGAAAGCAATGATAGTTCCGCAGGATCATACTTTTCCAACTCCTTTAGCAGTAGGGGCAACTGCTTTATGGTTTCAAATCTTTCATAATCATGGGCATCTCGTAACAGGGTATCCATAACTCTTTTAGTAAACAGCTCGCCCTGCAGGCTCTGCATCTTCTCCCATAGGGCTTTGATTTCTTTGTCGTTTAGAAAAGATAGCTGGTCTTTGTATTCCTTACCCCCATTGGTTCGCATCTCGATAGAGAGAAGAATGTCTCGCCACTTTGCAGGATACCCATCTCTTAGGGTAGGGATAAACTCATCAGGGTTACTGCTCATGCGTTCAAGTAATATCTGAACACCTTTGTTTATGTCAACATCTGCCATCAATATCCTCCTCGTAAAGTAAGCTCCTTAAGGTTGCACCTAACAATGTTAGGTTCTCCTCGTTTACTACATAGGCATGTCCACCCGCTTTACGGATGTCTGCCATTTCTTTTTCTTGTAGTGCAGTAGGCTTATTGTTGCCTGCTTTGCATTCTATGGCAATGAACTTACCCTTAGCACAGCATATGATATCGGGCACACCTGAGCGACCAAAGCCATGCGTTGCAGGAAAAAAATAATAAATGCCGTAAGCCTTGATTAGCTTAACAACTTTATCTTTAACTTTCTTTTCGGGAGTTTGTGCCATGCCACCATAATAGCATGGTGTTGGACTTTGTCAAGGAGAAAATTGGGTGGAGATGTAGATTCTCTGCCACCCTCAGAGTTAACAAGGATTCAGCTAGCCGTAAAGTATTGGGGCAAACTAGCCGAAGATAAAATCCATTCGCATCTACAAGGCTACTAAGTTCTATCTGTAATCAAAACTGCCCCTAACATTGTTAGGTCTTACTAAGATTACTAATAGCCCGATCCAAATACCATTTAGCCTTTTGTAAGTCTTCCAACTTATTGCCTTTTAAATCGGCACGACTTACATATTTCACTACATTACCTAGGTTATACCCTAGGTTCTTAGCCTCGATAAAATCAATTGTCTCAATACCCCCTGCCTTGTAATGCGGTGGGTGGTTGACCATATCAGCTTTGCTATGGATACTCTTATTGCTCGTAGAGATTGCTATTACTTTCATACCCTTAACATATTTACGTGCGGCAGGCTTAGGCGATAGAGCAGTCATAGGCACTTTGTTCATACCCTCACGCATTTGCTTTCGCACTTTGTAGGCTATCTGATACACGCTACTAGTTGGAACTCCTACTGCTTGTGCTATTTCTTTAGCCTTTGCTTTTGGGTTCTTCTTAACATACTGTATTACTTTACTGGTTTTGGTGAGTTTCTTTCTCATTTGTTTCTCCGTTTTGTTGAACATAATTAGCTAATACTTCCCTAATCTTTGCACTCTTGTTAGGGTAAGCATTGAAAAACTCTGCTACTTCTTGGCTGATACGAACAGGTAGGTAAACCATTGCAGGCTTTACCCCCTTGCCCCTGCCTCTTTTTATTGGTTCAGTCATTTGGTTTATTAGCCTCACGATTTAGTTTGAACAAATAATCTTCCCGATACTCAGTAGGTGGGACAAACCCATGCTTTTTCCACGTTCTTAATACGTCAGCACCAGCAGTCCATTTAAATCTTGAGTCCCTATCCAAAGCCATAGACGTTATCCTTTCTTGTCTAGGTGAATCATTTACTATAAATACATGTCGTTTCTTATTAAACATACTTACTCCTTAACTAACATTGTTAGGTAACACCAAGAAAGTAGTTTCGTTAACACGCAAACCTACATCACTAATCACTTGGTTATCTTCAACTAATTTAAGTAGCCCTACTGCCCTACGAATAAAGTCAGGCAACTCAGCACTCTGTTTTATTTCCAAAGGGTCTTCGCCCTTTTGCACAGAATAGTTTACTCCATCTATGAACACAATAAAAGCATTGTTGTTTTTAAACATAGAATCTATATGTTGCATTGCATGATGCTCGTTAAGTTTACTAGGTAACTCTTTTATTGCTTCGCTTGCTCTAGCACCTGGAGTTATTACACTAGCAGTAAACTCTTCGTAGTTACTATATATAAAAGTTTGTGCTTGTTGTTCTAACGCACTCCATGAATGTTTTAATGCCCACGCTTTTTCGTTATCTATTTGATTTATTGTGTTTTTAACTTTGTCCTTAGCCTCTTTAAACTTTTCGTCCACATTTTTTCTACCAAAAAACTTATCCACATGCTTAAGTGCTTTGTTAAGGTGAATCGTTTTCATACCACAACCACGTTCACGCATGCCTTGAATGCGGTGATTATCAATACGATATCGATACCCACCACTAGCGTAGTCCTTGTCGATTGAACCTAGAACTTCTCGCTTGTCTTTAATGTCAAAGCGGTGAGCATGAATAACTTTGTCTGTCGCCATAGCGGTAGAACTAGTTTCGACAAACGTCCACTGCGGATACTTCAAAGCCAACTGCTCTACTAGGTCTTTGAGAAATGGGTCAATCATGGACTGCCTCTTGATTCCATCGCCAAAGCGGTCATGCTCTTTCAACTCAATGTTTACATATGTCATTTAATTATCTCCTTACCAATCAAACTTCTTAAGAATGTCGTCGACCTTAGCCTTTACGCTACTACGCACATCAGGGCTTTCCTTGATTGCCTCAATGTCTACCCCTAACATTGTTAGTTCAAGGGAACGGCGAGCATTCTCAAGCAATGGGTCTTTCGTTACGTTCAAATGCGTAAGCAAGCCACACAACTCCTGAGCATTGGTAATCAGGGTATCGTGATACCTCTTCTTACTCTCGTCATCGCCCTCTATATCGGTTAGCTTTTCTGAGATATGGATAAGAGTCTTATGCAATTTCTCCCATGGTTCACGCATAGCATCTTTGAGTCTGTCGTTAAATGCTGACTCATACTGCTGACCTAGTTCGTCCATGTCTGCCTTGGGTATGTCAAGACGGAAGTCTCCACCCTCGGGCAACGGAGAGAACACTAAGCGGAATCCAAACTTGCTACGCAACTCCTCAATACTTGGATAGTCATAAGGGTTGAACAAGTCGCCCATATGATGTTTAGATAACTCGATTAAGTCTCCATAGTTTGCATAGAAGTCCTCGATCATGGTGTTCATGTTCTGTTGATACACATTCATGTTTGACTTGTAGTCCATGAATAGGCTAGTAGGCAGTAGCCTCGCACCTTTGTCCGACCACGACAGCGTAGTCTGATTGTGGTAGAGCCTAGCCTTAGCAGCGTAGTCAGAGATCTTTTTACGCTTGTCCGTTCCTGCCATTAAGTTCTTACGCACTTGTGCTGAGTCCTTGCTTGCACTATTACTCGCAAGCACACTATCGGTTGCACCCTTGTCCAACTTGTTGGCAGTCCAAACACTTATGTTTAGTTCTACCAATACCGCACTAGATGAAATACTCATTTGATTCTCCTTGTTAGTTTGTTTCAGGTTTGCCTGCTAGTCTTGCCATTGAATACATATTGCTACTCAATACTTTCATACTGCACAACTCTTTCTCTTGGGGGTAGATGTGAAAGGTGTTGCCACCCTTATCACTCGATCTCCAATTCTCTTTGTATACCTCTGCATCTTTCAGTAAATCTAACAATGTTAGGGCTTTGTCAGCCTCCATCACATACGCTTTGTCATACCCAAATTCAACAATTACTTTAGCCATAGGATTAGTCCTTAACATGTATCGTTTTACCCACAGGGGCATACTCCTTGTTGCCCCCAACAATAGTCCATAAAATCGGTGCATTCCACTTGTCTCCCCAATTACCAATGTAGCCGTCAGTCAGCATGATGATTGCCTCAGGCTTGATTGCTTTTTCTTCCATGTATCGCATTACGCAAGTAGGATCAGTCCCCCCACCACCCGCAGGTTTGGTTGAATCAATGATTGAATCTACTTGACTAGATGAATACTCCTCATGTCCCGCAACTTCGCCGTCCCAATAGATTAGGTCTACCCTGTCAGGGTGAACATCTTTCGCAATCGACTGCACCTCGGATAAAAACTCCGCTAGTTCCTTGTTGCCTACTGAGCCACTCGTATCAATGCCAATCACAAGATGACCCACTCGTTCACCTATTAGGCTAGGCATATAGATATCATTACCTAGGTATCTACGATTGACCCGTCGCCAAGAGCTTGTGTCTTTCGCATTACATGTAGTTTTAACAAACTCACGCAACACATCTCGCCAATCCACCTTGGGTTCAAGCAACTCGGATAGGTCTCGACCCATACCACCACCGCCTTTGCCTGCAACTTTTTGTTCGGCAATAAGTCCTTGACGAATAGCGGAGTCAATGTCTCGTTCCAATTCTTTCTTGGCTTGCTCGTCTAGTGCTTTCGCACCTTCCCAATCATGCTCATCAAACCCACCACCGCCACCGCCACCGCTACCACCACCTTCGCCTTCTTCATCACCATCGCCACCTTCGCCTTGCTCTTCCTTGAGAATGTCGAATACTTGCTTAGCGTTCATACCTCTGAAGCGTTCATCGATTGCACCTAGTGGCTTACCATTAGCTTGCTTGGGCATGGCAAGTAGTAGCTCGTCTTTGTCCATGTCATGTAGCTGAAGGTTAATTACATAGTCGCATGCAAGGTTAGCTAGTTTGTGATTCTCGTCATGCAACTTTCGCCATGTAAACATATGTCGATAGGCTTTGTGCAATGTCTCATGCAACACCACGAATGCCAACTCCTTGTCGTCCAACTTCTGAATAAACTCACGACCATACAACTCATCTCTGCCGTTGGTGCATGCGGTTGGTATGTCTTCCACTACGCTAGTCTTACCAACAGTCATAAGACCTGACCACAAAGCAAATCTAGGGTTACGCATGATTGAGATTTTTACTTTGCTCAACCGACGTTCCTCTTTGTCCTTTACTACTACTTCACTATTACCTAACATTGTTAGTTCTCCTTGTTGTCCATACATCAAAAAAATCTTCCGCCTTATAACCACGCTTAGCTAGCAACCGCCTTGCTTTACGCAAAGCGTTCTTCTGTGCTTGACGAACAGCCTCTCGGGATACCATGCTACCCTTAACACCCCTAGCCATTACAGCAAGTCCTCGTTCTTTTGAACCCAATCAGCAAACTTTGATGAACTGAAAGCAATCTGTTGTTTGGTTGGTGACTTCGCAATGTTGATTGCAAAACATGCTTGCCACTCGGCTTGGAATCTCTCAATGTATTCCATGAACTTAGGCATGGATTGTTTATCCACCTTAGCGATTGCACCGAATACAATAATTGCACATGCACCTGCTGACTCGGGAACATGAGCCGTCTTTGGATTAGCAATCACGGATTCCCAAGTAGGAAGCTGATCCGAGAACTCTATGTATGCTTGCATATCACGAGAGGCTGACTCACCCACCGCACCACTCATTGCACATATCAAGCTATCGCTATCCAATTTGGAACGCACCCTAACAATGTTAGATACCCTTTCCAAACTACGAGGAGACACGAATGCCATCTGCACTTTCTTTGGATTGAAAATGTATGGGTTGTCCAATTGGCTTGGGTCGAGGTAAGAGGCTAGGGCATGGGGGAATTGACGAACCCACGCAATAATCTCAGGGGCAATATCATTCTCGATTGCCCACGCTATCCATTGGTCTGCATCAGGTTTGCTCACATGCAAGGGGATAATACGATTCATGCTATGAGCCTTTAGCGAGTCGCCTACGCCATCACTTGAGAGATTACCCGTTAGGAAAGTAATACTATCGGGGTGCAAACTAATATCACCGAGCCTTGGGTTTGATACCTCAAGCATTGGGTGCAACATGTTCTTGATTGGGTCTGCACCCTTCGTATACTCATCTAACATTGTTATGACAGGTTTACCCAGATGGATTCTAAATCTACTGTTAGGGTAGTAGGCAGTAGTCTTTGTCTCCCGATCAATGACGGGCATAGCGATATCACCCAAGTCCATGTTAGGCACGTCAATGTATGACACCTCATGGTCAGGCAGGCTTGCTGATAGCGACTTAAGCAGAGACGATTTGCCGATCCCTGGCTCACCTCGTAAGAAGTAGCGGTTCATCGGGGTGGAAAGAATAATGTTTGATGCCTGTGCAAGTGTTACTGTTTTACCAAAATTTAATTCAGCCATGCTTTGTTTCTCCTTGTTAATTGAATTACATCTACTACGCTAGTCCTAACATTGTTAGGGTGTTTCACAACTTACTGCTATTAAACTCATTTATATTATTCAATATATACTATATTATAACACAATATATTGACTAGATCAAGTTTTCTAGCCAAACATTGCATATATTTGGATACGGGGTAACACTATACGAGAAGCTCATTAGGCTCACTTATTGTGCAACCTCTTCCAACCGCCTCTAAAGTATTTCCCATTGGAATCTTTACGCACGACACCCTCGGGTAGCACCTTTTCTTTTAGCGTCTCAGAACGATGAAAGCCAATAACTAATTCATCAAACAACTGCAACGCTTTCTTCTCAGATAGCACATAACCTTCGACTTCTTTTGACCCCCACCTCGTTGTGCCAAATGACATAGCCATCTGCAAGATAGCCTTGTAGTAGGAATCATTCTTAGTCTCTTCGTTGGTATCCGCAACTAAATTAAAGAAAGACTTAACATGCTCTACCCACTTGTCTCTTCCGTCGTGGCTTAGGTCGCCCACATTAGGGCTCTTATGCTTATCCACTCCAAACACTCGGACTAGTTCGCTTTGCGGATAGTCGCTGCCAGCTTTAAGCCTGCACATACTACTCAAGTAGGTGGAGAAGGGTTTATACCTAGCTCTAACATTGTTAGCCCCTGTCCGATTAATCGCATGCCCCACCACAGGCACAGGATTGACAGGCTCGTATACCCATGTCGCATTACGCTTTATGGTTAGTCCGCTATCAGGCACGACATAGTCCTTACCACCAAAACCAACTAAGGTCTTGTAGTTAAAGATTGAACTATGAAGTCCTAGCACTTCGCCAATAAAGTTACAGGTCGATACGCTATTCCACCCATCATGCTTGATAACCACATCTCCGTTCTCCCAAAAGGTTACGACAGGAGTCTTGTAGAGAATGCACTCCACCGCACCTTCAGGCTTGAAGTTAATTAAGTAGTGGTCGTTACGACGATGCCCCAATGGTCTTGTGTCTACCGCCCTACCACGAATGGGCTTGGTATCTTCCCACAACTTCAACGCAGTAGCGTAGTCGTTTATGAGGGGTATGCCCGAGTTTCTACTATGTCCATACATTTGGTTATTCCTTTCGCTTAATTTGCCCTGTTTAATCTTCTACATCTACTTTGTTAGACCTAACATTGTTAGGATTCCCGTGTCGCCCTGCATTACGCTTGGGCTGAGTCAGCAACGCTACTACCACAGGATTCCTCTTGCGGATTGGCTTGTGCTTGCTCACCTTGCTTTTCTTCATAATCATCTGTATCTCTCTTTCCTAAGTAATCATCACCTTCAAAATGCATGGCACTAAATGGGTAGAAAAAGTCTCGGCATGGATTCATGCCAAACTCCAACTCCTCAATATCTGTCTGCTCTTCGCCGACTCGGCAGAAGTAGCCCGAGATACCCTTATCCTCCATGTCTCGCATCTGCACCCACAAATCGTCCCACGCTTGAACATCAGGGTAATCGGGATACCATTTCCAATCTGCACCATAAAGAATGAACTTGCCGTTTTGCCACCCAAAGTGTTTAGCATCTCCGTCTTTAGTCCACATTTCATAGAACTGAGACAACTTAATGAACCCGATCATCTCTTTGAACTTGGCTTGGTCGTAGACCCATTTCCCATCTTCATGTTTCTCGTCCACGCTAAATATCCCTGCCACCTGAGACCTATACCCCATCTTTCATCTCCCCTAACAATGTTAGGACTTTGGCTCGCATTGCCTCTTGCCCACGATTGAATCCCTCGCAGAACACCAAGCGGTCATCGTCTGAAAAGATATTGCCGTTCTCTTCGTCGAACACATAAAACTCGTCTTGTGCATCTATTTGGATATCTTCAATTTGCATCGTCTTCTCCTTGTAATGCGGTTAATTTAGCCTTTGCTATTGCTAGCGTAGTCCTTGCCTCTACTGCTCGTAACGCTTGCGTTTCGTTCTCATACTCCTCGTGGTTATCTTCCAATGCTTTGCTCAACTTATCTATCTGCTTGAGCAACTCCGAGATTCTTTCACCCTTGTAATGCGTCGCCATCAGCAAACTCCTTTATCCATTCAACCCTAACATTGTTAGGTGCTATCCAAATTGCAGTCCTTTTTGAATCAGGCACTTCAATGGGGTAGTTCAACAACATATCCCCCTGAGCATCTATCCTGACCAACTTGAAAAACTCAGGCTTATCAGGCTTGCGATACAACTTAATTACCCTCATGCCCACCTCCCATTCTGTGTGCAAACCCTGCAAGAAAGCCTTCTTTGTATGCGTCTTTCATATCGCCATAAAGCCTAACATTGTTAGGTGCTCGTGCATTTGCATAGGCATGCCCTTCGGTAATAGCAATATCGGCAAGGCTTACATCTACCTGTTCAAAGGGCTCTGTATCACAATCAAAGTCCTCTTCAAAACTTGGTTCTCTTGGTTCACTCATGCTTTTTCCTTTAGTTTTATATACACCTCGGCAAGCCGTAATAGTTTTTTCTCGTGCATCTTGCACCGCTTTTCCCACATAGCGTTTTCCTTGTTTACTAACTTTATGTATGCGTTTATGTCTTTTTTGACTTGTGCCAATGTTGTTTTCATGTTGTCCTCTTTGGGTTGGTAAAGCATAAGTCTTGGGGGTTGTGGATATACTGATAAGCACCCTTGGAATAGGGTATCTGCACAATATGCTTTACACGCTTTGCCACCTTATCGCCACACTTTAAGCATGTCGTATACCCTAGGTCAAGTCTGCCAATCGGTATCTCCAAGCCACATTCACAGTCCATGCCATATAACATTGTTAGGTCTCCTTTGGTTTATCGGGGTTGAGTGCGTTCAATGATCGAGGCAATATCCCTGCCACTAGCCAAGCACATGGATAGCAACATAGGCATCTTCTCTCCCATCACATTCCCAATACCGCAAAGAAACGCATGTTGCAACTCCCTGTATTTCTTGGTCTTAGGGTTGAGCCTGTTTGCGTCTGCATATTGCACCCATGCACTTGCCATTGCTTGCGTAGGGCTAACATTGTTAGGACGCTGCGAACTAACTGTATCCCCGAAATCAATATCTAACTGAGCCATTACATTACCCCCCATATCAAATTAACCATAAAGACTACTAGAGCAACACCAAGCAAAATGTCCCATATATCCTTCATACTGATCTCCTTGTTAGACCTAACAATGTTAGGGGGTTGCAAAAAATAAAATGAGGGCGAATCTTTATTCTCATATATATCTTATATTATAACACAATATAATGGCTAAATCAAGTTTTTTGGCTAGAATTGAGCCCTCGTTCCGATTCGGGTTTTGGGGAATTCCCATGGGCTACCCCTGCTCTCGCAGGCTGTCTTTGGGGCTACCACCCTTCTAGGAACTTTACC